TTTTGCGTTCTCTTTGTCGCGAGCGACAAGCCACCGAGCATTCTTCCACGTCGCCAGCTTGTCTGTGTGAAGAGAAATCCAGTGATCGAGTTTTGGCAGGAACATTCCAACATCGTTGACGCCAAACACTACAGCGTCGGGATATTTTTCAAGCGCGCTGTCAACCTCATCGAAGACGCCGAAGGCGTTTCCAGCGACTATGGCGGGGCGGCCTTGCAGAGAGTTTATCAACTCTCCGACAAGACCAGCCCCGGCGTAGCCTGCGGCCTCCCACGTTGCTCCGTAGAGACCCATGGACGCCGCATTTCTTGTTGTCACGTTAAACTAGGCTCCGGGAATGACAAGGAAACAACCCTTGAAGATTTTGCCAACCACGGGGTTGGCTACACGGTACTCCGCGAGTACGATCGTGTCGGCCGTCGGCTTGTAGAGAAGACCGGCCAGCGCTAGTCTGAACCGCACCGTACCTTCGGTGGGCAGCGGTGATTCTGCTGAGTACAATTCGGTGGCGACCATGTAGCGGGCGGCGTCACCACTATCGCCAAGCTGAAGAGTGCCATTGACGCCCGCCGATCCCCATAGGGCGTTCGACTTGAAGATCAAGTCAATGACCATACAGTTTGCGGGCAGAACACACAGATTGACTGTGTCCCGCACACCTGCGCTGGCGCCTCCGGTCTCTCCCGAGACCACAGTATGTGAGAAGGGAATCGGAAAGATCCGACCACCTCTGTCACGGGCGTCCCCAAGATACTTGTTCACGTGCAACTTCGTGTAAAGCGTTGAGTTCCTATTTGTCGGCATGATCTATCCTCCTAGGGCTGTTAGCCCCGGCGAATTGTTAGTTTTCGAGCACGTCAATCTGAACGACGCCACCTTCCCAAACGCGGCCGGCCTTCTGCATCATCACAGAACGCACCTGAATACTGTTGTTGAGGTCCGGGCGCTCGTTGACCTTCGTCTGAATCTCACGTCCGACTGCCAGTCCGACTGCGCTGTTGTGGAAGGCGATGCAAGAACGTGTAGTCGAAGCTAGCGGAAGCATCCTCTGGAGAGAGGTCGAGCCGTCGGTAGCGATGACGTCGGCGATCTCGATCCACCGCAAACCTTCCCACTGTAGCCCGTTGATTGTGCCACGATCGTGAATCTGATTCTTCGTGAAGTCACTCGATGAAGCCTGAGTGATAGCCATGATGTCGCGAAGCTGTCCAGGACTATACAGCATGATACGTTCGCCCGCCGCGTTCGGGACGCCCGACTTCGACATCAATTCGTTCACGGCGATGACGTTGGTGAGGGTGATGGCGATACCTGTCCCGAGCTTGCGGCCTGAAGGCAGCGCAAGGTCGGCGTATGTCAACACACCTTGTGTTGTTGTGGCAACCTGAACGTTACCGACCGTGGCGTCGATGATGTGCTTGTCGGCTCGACGCCCGAGCGCGAACACAATCGTGTTCGTGTACTGATTCTGCGGATTGACCATCGCTCGCAGGCTGTGCTCGTCAGAGACGAGAACCGCCGCGTCGCTGCTTTGCAGCGTCACAGCCCGACGGCTGTGTTCGGGGTTGAGAATCTGAGTCTGTCCGAATGGACTGATCACATCGTTGGCGATGACGTTGCCGAGACGCTCGAAGTGGTCGATCGCCGCGCTAACGTCACGGTGGACCATTCCTGGATCGAGGAGGTTCTCCAGAAGAGAACCCTTCTGCTGGTACGTCAGCAGAAGCTGGTCGTGAAATCGTGGAACCCATGTCTGGTCGACTGTTATCGGCATTTTCTTTTTCCTCCGCCTTCTGTCTTTGCGAAGCAAAGGCGGTGGGCTGCCTCCCCAATGGAGACCCAACCTTGCACGCGCGGCGTGCCTTCGACAGCACCGAAGAGTCGGACCTGCTGTATGGTTGCCCGACTCACTTCTTCTTTCCTTCCTTTCTTACAACCGACTCTACAACTTCGTAAGGCATCCCTACAATCTTCGCGATCTCGTATATTTGCTTCTTCTCACGTTGAGAGAGAGTCTTGATCGCTTCCACGATGCGCGGGTGCTGCGTGTCAACGCCTCCATACTCAGGCATGTTCAATCTCCTCCTCGCATGTGCTTCAAAGCACTACCACGACTTTTGTATTCACTCTTCCCGGCGCCCGCCTTTCGTTTCTCGTCCAGCATAATGGCGATAGCTTGCGCTCTCGAGGACACTTTGTGGCCGCTTCCAGACTTCAACTTCCCTGCCGCGTACTTGTGCATGACTTCGTCCCAAGGCATTAGCCGATCTCCACCGTACCCTTGCCGTAGGCTTTCTGGTAGAGTTCGTCGATGTACTTCAACGTCGCAGCATCGCGCTGCCAGTAGAGCTTGTTACGAGGATTCTTATCGTTGGACATGATGTCCGCAAGTTCCTTGCGTACATCGTCACCAGTCATGGAACCGTCGCCGCCGCCGGAGCCTGAAGGAAGAACACTAGAATCTTGCAAAGCCAGAGGAGCGAGTCGCATCAGTACGGACAGAAAGCCAGGGTGGTCCCCGAGTCCGAGTTCGCTGAAGAATTCAATCTCCTCAGGACTCTTAAAGATCGCCTTCGTCAGACGCTTTGCCTGTTCCATGCGTTCATCGTACTTGTCCTTGAACTCTTCCTTGAGGGCGGCGATGCCAGTCTCTTTAGCTGTATTCAAGGCCCGGCTTGCGCCGATGAGTGCCTCTTTATGAAGCTCCATGAGTTCAGGAACAATAGCTTTCGGCACTCCATACTTGTGGAGAATGCCCGCGTACTTCTTCGCACGCTCGTCGTCCCACGACAATCCTTCTGGTATGTCCTCTGGTCTGACGACTCCGTAGTCCTCTGGAGTACTCGGAGGAGCTTCCAAGAGTCCAGCCTTGTAGATGTTTGGGAGGTGGGTCTTTCGCCACTCTGCGATCGACTCAGGCTTCCCGTCTGTCTTGATGGGGATACGGGCCCCAACCTCCCGATGGGCGTCGTATGCCACCCTTACAAGGGTGGGGAAGTCGCGGGCCTCCTTTACGAAAGGAGTCTCCCTCAAGGGGATAGTCTTACCATCCACATCAACAGCGAGTGTGTCAGGAAGCTGTTCAAGCAACGCTTGGTCAAGGGGCATCGACCTTCTCCTTTTCAACTTTGACATCATACTTCTGTGGATTCTCCGCTGCATCGATGTTCATTAGGATCTCGTGAACGACGGAACGTCGGGCGTTGTGCAGGGCGGCGCCTGCGGCGTCGGTCCCTTGATATACCGTAAAGTAAATGTGATCCAGCAAGTGCTGGAGGATGAGTTGACCGTCGTGTGTCGAGAAGGTGCGTTGGTAGGCTTGTAGAATTTCAGGATGCACAAGAATCATCCACTTGTGCTTGAGCCAACGTTCGAGAGTCTTCACGCGGCCGCCCCTCCCTCCGACATCATCTTCATCGCGGGCGACACTTTGCCTGCCGCTCCCGCCAACTGTTCCAGTTGAGCCACCGCATTCTCTTTCTCCGTCTGGGCCTGTCGCGCGGCGCGCAGTTCTTTGATCTCACGATCGTTGCGTTGCCACAGCGCGGGAACTCCGCGCAGGGCGTACACGCCATCGGCAGTCTTTGAGAAATCGAGTCTGTCAAACAACTCGGGATTCTGCGTGGCTTGAAAAAGAGGAGCGAGATCGCCGACGGCGAGCATGAGAGCTTCGGCGTCGCCAGCCCTTTGAGCTTTCGCGATGGGATTCTGGAACACGACGTCTATTTGACCGTCGGTCTGGTAAACCTCGGCAGGAGGTGGACTGAAGGCTCCAGACTGCATCTGGAGATCGAACACTACATCTATAACACGATGAAGGTACTCCCACTCTAGACGTCCGTACACGGGGCCTAGAAGTCGGAACAAGAGTTCGATTTTCTTCGCAAACTCGAAAGCCGTCATCTCACTCTTTTCAACTTGGAGGAGTTGCCGGATGGCGTCAACGTAGAAGATTTCTCTTATCGAGCGACGAAGCTCTTCCTCATTGATGTGCGAAACTTCGGGATGAGATCCTGTCTCAAAAGGTGCGAGAACATCCTGAATACGTTGACCGTGACGGTTGATGATCGTCGGACCGCCGGGCACGAGTCGCAGCGTGCCCATCACACTATCACTGCCGACGAGAACTGGTGGACGAATCTTGAGGGCCCAGTCTTCTAGCCCCATTCTCTTCGCGGTATTAAGAGTCCAGGTGTCGGGGAAGGCGAGGTCGCCTCGGCCTCTGCCGTACACTTCACCGGGAGTCTTGTGGTAACGTGGAACGGCGGCCGGGAAAGTGGTGTAACCACTTTCGTGAATCAAATGCTTGGAGGCAAGCTCGACCCAGCACGAGGCCCAAGGCATTGCCTTGGAACCAGAACTTTGGTCGGCGCGAGGCCGAGGGTACACTGCGTGTACGATCTTGAATTCTTTGTCAATCTGACCATCGCGTAGGGCCTGTGCGACGTTCTCAGGGAGCGCCCCAGGCGTATCGCCCCACCTATCGTTTATGTTTCTGGCAGAGAGCTTGAATTCTTCCCAAGCACTATCAACAAGTCCGTCCATACCCTCGTCGATGACAAACCAGCCGGTTTTAACGGCGCGGAAGTGGAATCCACGAAATCCATTTATAATTTTATTGACCGGTTGTGGAGCTTCCTCGGTTATGAGGAAGCCGGTGCCGAAGCCCCCGTAGTCAATCAACGACTCAGGGCCCTCGGCATAAAAGAGGGACGCTCCAAGTCTCTTGAGCGTCCTGTCACGGCATTCCTCAAGCCACTCCCTGACTTCGTCCGACGCACCGACGTCTGCATCTCTCAACTCGTAACCGTGCCAGCGTTGGGATGGATTGATGATGTGCCCCGCGATGAACATTGCCATCGTTTCGGCGGCGAGCATTGTCGTCGAATCGTAGACACCCTGCGTCTGTTTTTCTCCGACCGCACGCTCGGTCAATATTCCCGAGCGGGATGGAGCGATGTATGGAGCCATACGCTCCCACCGAGCATCAAAGTTCGAGCGTTCATTCTTCTTACGCTCGTATCTCTTGACGATCTCAGGGCCGTTGGCGGGCATCGTTACGCCATTCGGACGTCGGGGGCTTTCCCATAAAGATTCGTTCCAAATGTTTCTTTCCCGCCCGCCATTTCGCTCAAGATTGTGGAACGGAAGCCTCTCGCGAGCTTACGTCGTCGGAGAGCCTCGGCGCTGGCTTGTTGGACGGCCTTGTCTTCCTCAACCACAGGCTGAGGTTGAGGTTGAGGCTTCGGAGCGGCAGGGCCTCCACCAAACATATTAGAATCCTCCAAGAGGAACGGCGGCGCGTGGATCGAAGATTGTTTCGACCTTCAGGTCGGCGCCCGCGCCTGGATAGAATTCGAGAGGACCGAAGCCGGCGACGGCTCCCGTCCGCATGGCGCTCGCACCGTGAGAGTATTCATCGTGCACAGGAGTCTGACCAAAGGATTTCTTGATCGGGTCCCAGGGGCGGGCGTAGCGTTCCAAACACTGCACGCCGCGGGCGCACTTCTGTTCATCAAAATAAAACTGAGAGAACTTCTCCCGTACTTTATCGATTCCTGCTTGTATAGGCATCTTGACGGCGACATCGACGCCACGGAATCCTACGGATACGAAATAGTCGGCAGCGCTCCATTTTCCGTCCCACGGGACAACAAGCCGACCGTACATGTAAGGACGTTGCTCCTTAAGGAGCCGAGCGAAATACTGCGCGGTCTTCAGGTTCTCTTCGTAGTAGTCAATGAAATTGATTCGATTCTTGTCAGGCATCTGGTAGAACCAGATGGCAGTCATGTCGGAGACGCCGATGTCTAGACAGAGCCCTACCGGAATATTGACAATATACGGAACGCGCGTAATGCGGCTGTCAAGGCGGGCGGCTGCGACGAGGTCGCCGAAGATCGTTCCGTGGAGGAATCCTTTGAACGAGCAGTAATACTCCCGCTGAATATCCTCTTCACGCACGCCGCGGTTTCTAAGTTCGTCGATGTCTGCTTCGCGGATGACCGGCGAGCCATCCTCTCCTTCTGCGTCGCGCGACGTCTGCGCGATCGTGAGGAGTTCACAGAACCATTCCGACGACTCGCGAGCATAGTTGTATAGGGTAAACCCATGACTTTCGTCCTTTGGTGTGTAGATGAAGGCGGCCCAGCCACCGTTTTCCAGCAACACAGGTTCGAGCGTTGTCCATGCTCCTTCGAGCATGAAGCTGTACTCACTGAACACGATGCCGAGGGGATTGGGACCACGCAATCTTTCGATTGCTTCCGCGCTGTCGGCACCCATGATCTGCCACACGCTCCCGTTGATCAGAGTGATCTGCATCTCAGTCTCGTTCACAGCCCGCACGAGTTCTGGCGGGAACATACTGATCATCTTGACCGAACGCTCGACTCCGTCACTATTGTCCAAGACGATGTTGTCCCAGAGGTCGCGGCGGCCCTGGTTGAGGCTCGGGAATACGTGAAAGTATACTCCCACCCTCTCGAGCATAGCTTCGAGAGTTATGGAGAGCCAGGAGCGGTCCTTGCCTGCCCGCCGATGTAATACTTGGACGAATCTCTTACAACCTGCACGGCGAGCGGCGCGGGCTCTCAACTGGTAGGAACGGTAACGGAAATGAACGCGACTGTTCATTCAACGATCTCGTCTGTCAGTATCTTCCACACCTTCGAAGAAGGGGAAGTGCTGCCGCCCCGAAGCTTCCCCTGACTTTCCACAGCTTCATCGTGGGCATGGACCACGACGGGCGCTTCAGCGGGTGAAGGCTCCGAGGGCGGCAGTTCTTGAAGTCGTTCCTCGCCTTCAGCGAGCGCAGGAGGCCCACCGACGATGATTCGCACGACCCCGGTACGAGGATCAACCTCCAAGGCTACGCCTGGAGTGGAGGCTCGATCCTCTCGTTCGCGAGCGTAAAGACCCGCCAGAGAGAATATCTGGTCAGCAGCCGCGAGCTGCGTCCCGTGGTCCTCGACTTGCACTGTGTCGATGACCCGACCTTTGAAACTGAAAAACTTTGTTTCCTTCGCTCGCAACTTCGCTGCCGTAACAGCCAACGCCTCGTTGACCATCTCGCGAGGAACGAGAATGCCACGGAGCATCTCGTGTCGAACTCTCTCGACCGAAAGGGCGAGGGGCTTTGTGTCAATCATGCCGACTCTTCACCAAGGAGGAATTTGTCGACTTCGGAGCGTGGTTTGTGAGGCGTCCGTAGCAATCCATATCGCTTACTTATTCGGAGAATTCCAACATCTTCAGGTTTAGCATGACGATCTGTTCGGATGACCATGTCTCGTATCGCAAGACATTCACTCTCAAGGAGCATCCGCTCAGGACCCCCAGGGCCGGCGTGACTGTCTAGATTATAGCGCGCCGGGAATTTTTGTGGAAATCTGTAGAGAATTCTGCTTAGAGTCGGCCCGCTGACAGGAATGAGTTCACATGCGACGGCGAGGGAATACAACGGTTCAATGGACACGAGCAAGCTCGGCTTGCGCGAGGGGACTCCTCAAGATCACCACGACAGCCGCGGCCGGGATGCCCGTCGCGCGGGCGATTAGCTCGACGGCAACACCGCGGCGGGCGAGCTTTAGCAATTCAAGATGGGCTCCGGGTATCATGACATTACAGTACAAGACCCCGCGCAGAGTGTCAAGAGATATTTTCTCTAAGCAAAACGCGGCCTTGGCTGGCGCCCCGCCCGCACGACTTGCCGTCAGGCAAGCCGACGGGGTGTCTAGAATTGAAAAATACAGATTTTCTGCGTGGAGGCGACAGCATTTTTCATGCCAAATCGAGGCAAAAACCCCCCTAGGGGGTATACATTATGTAGTGGTGTAAATAATTGTCACACTAGATGTTGTGGTGGTCGGGCATACTGTCCGCGGCGTGCTTTTTGTTTACGCATTTCTCGTGCCAAGTCGACA